CCGAAGCCGTTGCAGGAACAAAATTATTCTTAACTGTTAGCGCAGTGGAATGCTCTGCTCAGTATGCGGCAAACATCACAGTTGGCTCTGGCTCATTATGTGCCAGCGAAGTTGCTGGCGGTGGTCGCACACGACTAAAGGGCTATTCAATTGTTTCTGCTGGAACGGCAGGGTTGGTTGATTTCTTTAATGGTACGCCAGACAGTGGCACTATCATATTTAAAGCTCAGACTATTGGCACAGACAATTCAACTGTGGATAACACCATTCCAGATGAGGGTATGTTGTTTAAGGATGGCTTATCTGTAAAATATACAGTTGCTACAGTTGTATTAATGAATGTCTTTTTCGCATAGGGGGTTTCAATGTCAACTTCAGGAACCGTAGCATTCAAACCAGACGTTCAGGAAATCATCACTGAGGCGTTTGAGCGTTGCGGTGTAGATCCACAAACCCAGACGGGTGACAGGGCTATCTCAGCGCGTCGCAGCCTTAACCTGCTCTTCTCTGAGTGGGCTAACAGGGGTATTAACTACTGGGCGCTGTCGCAGAAGACTTTGACCCTAGTGAACGGCCAGACAGCGCCCTACCCACTGCCTGCTGGCACGATTGATATTTTAGACGCGGTAATCCGCGACAGCTCTGGGACAGATACGTCTGACCAGATTATTAATCGTGTGTCGATTGCTAATTACAACCAACTGCCAAACAAAACGTCACCGGGCAAGCCAAGCCAATACATGTTGGATAAGCAGATCACGCCAGTTCTATACATCTGGCAGGTTCCTGACAGGACAACGTACAGCATTATCTACTGGGCCATAAATCAACTTGAGGATGTTACAGCGTCAAATCAGGATGCCGACATACCGTATCGCTGGAACGAGTGCATATGCGCTGGCCTAGCAAGTAAACTTGCACTGAAATTTTCAAATGAGAAGTTCACAATATTAAACGAAATGTACGAGAGGGCGTTTAGCTTTGCTGCCTCCACGGATAATGACGGTGTGAGCTTGAGGATTCAGCCAACTGCGCTGAATTTATCTTAATGGCAAAATACGCAAGAGGAAAAAAATCCTACGCGATAAGCGACAGAAGTGGTCTTAGGGTCAGATACTCTAAGTTAAAAACCACTTGGGATGGCTTGCGTGTTTCGCCCGAAGACTGGGAGCCAAAGCACCCACAGCTTACGCCTGCAAAGAATGTCGTAGACGCCACCGCGTTGTTTAATGGTCGGCCAGATACAGATCCTGAGAATGCGAAAATATTTATTGGGTTTACTCAAGACTGGACAATAGACTCACGGCTCTTGCCGCCAGTGGGCGTCCCTGCGTTTGCTCACGTTGGTTTGGTTTCAATCAATATGGAAAGCGTACCTAGCCCATCAGGGCTAGGCGGCACTGGCGCTATTGGTGCAGAAGCACTAGAAATGTCAATTAATGAAGCTGGGGTGGCTGGCACGGGTGCTGTAGGTGCTGTAACGCCAACTGGTGTCAAAGGCGTATCTGGTTCAGGCGGCACGGGCGGCGTCGGCGTAGAATCTCTGAGCCTATCAATTGATGAAGCTGGCGTTGCAGGCACAGGCGGCGTAGGCGCGGAGGCTCTGATCTTAACAATAGCTGAAACTGGTGTTGCTGGCACAGGTGCTGTAGGTAACGAAAGCATATCTATAAGCGAAGCTGGCTGGGGTGGCGGTGACTGGGGTGAAGGGACATGGGGTAACTAAATGAATTACACAACTTTAGTCGCAAATATCCAAAATTTCTTGGAAGACGATTCAACAGAGCTAACGGCGTCAGTCGATCAGATCATAGACCAAGCAGAGGCAATGATCTTTCAGCGCCTACCAAATCTGCCATGCTTTAGGCAGACATCTTCAGCAGCTAACTTGGTCGTGGGAACTTCTGACTATGTCGTGCCAACTGCACGGATGATCAGACAGGTGTCGGTAATAAGTTCAAATGTTACATCTTACCTTGACCACAGGATAGATTCGTATCTGCGGGATTTCTGGCCCAACGCCACACTACAAGCCACGCCAAGGTTTTACAGTACAAAGTCATCTGCTACGGCTGGGACTACGATCACAATCGCCCCGACGCCAGATGCCGCTGACCCATACTTAGTGGACTTTATTGCACCGGAAACTGGGCTAAGTGCTGCTAACACCACCAACTGGGTTGGCGACAACGCAGAAAATCTGTTACTATCCGCGTGTCTGTATGAGGCGTCATCATTTCTTAAAGCTGGAGAAACATTGGCTCTTTACAAGACACAATTTGACGAAGCACTGCAATTGTTTGTACAAGAGATGCAACGAGATTACGCAGCAGAATATAACGGAGGTCTATAATGGCTATTACGCAAGCGATGAGTACACTATTTAAGAAAGATGTTATGCTGGGCGATCAGCACTTAGACAGCGATACGCTGCACATTGCGCTCTACACAAGTTCAGCAACACTGTCGGCAGCGACAGACGGCTACATAACAGCCAATGAAGTGGCTAACGGTAACGGTTACACTACTGGCGGTATTGCACTAGCAAGTAAAACGGTAATTGAAAACAGTACCAGCGGATGTTTTGATGCAGCCGATCCAGAGTTCACTTCAGCTACATTCACTGCCCGTGGCGCATTAATCTACAACAAGACACTGGGCGATGCCTCCTCAAACTCAAGAGGTGCAATTGCAATTCTGGATTTTGGTGGCGATTTTACCGTGGCTGGGGGTACGTTCAAGATCGTATTTCCTGCGAATACCAAAGACAATGCTATCATAAGGATCGACTGATATGGCTAGTACCTATGTAAATGACTTACGCCTTAATGAGATGGCGACCGGAGATGCCTCCGGGTCATGGGGCACAAATACGAATACTAACTTAGAACTGATTGGCGAGGCTCTGGGCTTTGGTACAGAGACAATTACGACTAATGCTGACACGCATTCTTCAGTCATTGCTGACGGTGCTACAGATCCAATTAGGGCAATCTTTATTAAGTATGCAGGGACGCTTGATTCTGCTTGTACAATTACAATCGGTCCCAACACAGTAAACAAGTTCTGCTTTATTCACAATGCGACCTCTGGATCTCAGAGCATCATTATTTCGCAAGGCTCTGGCGCTAATGTTACTATCGCCACAGGTCAAACCAAGGGCGTCTATCTTGACGGCGCAGGCTCTGGCGCGGCTGTTGTCGATGCCTTCGCTACATTGTCTGTTGTTGATCTTCTGGTTGATGACGATCTGACGGTTACGGATGATGTGGCGATTGGTGGACTAGCCACAATCGGTGGAACTCTGGGTGTGACAGGCGTTCTGACTGCTAGTGACGATGTAAAATTAGCCCATGATGGGGCTGTTCTTGGCTTTGGTGCAGGGAACGATGTAACTCTTACACACGTACATGACACAGGTCTGCTTCTTAATAGCTCAAGACAATTACAGTTTGGTGATAGTGCGACACACATTGCTCAAAGTGCTGATGGTGTGCTTACGATTACATCTGATAATGCGATTGTTCTTGATGCAGGGGGCGATGCGAGTATTGACATTGATGGTGCTGATTTAAATATTAAAGATGGTGGAGTAGCTTATTTACAAATCACACACTCTAGTCCTGATTTACATTTAAAAAATCCTATCTCTGACGGAGACATCTTGTTGATTGGCAATGATGGTGGTGCAAATGTTACAGCATTAAAACTTGATATGTCACTAGCTGGAGAAGCTGTGTTTAATGCAGGTGTTATAGTTAACGAATCTGGTATTGACTCAAATTTCCGTGTTGAATCAAACGGCAACGCCAGTATGTTTGGAATCAATGCCAATGCAGACAGTGGGGCGGGGCAGGTTTATGTTGGTGCAGACACTGGCCCCGCTGGGGTTAATGCAAACTTTCACGTTGGTGGTTTAACCAACACGCGCATTTCAATAGATGGCGCTGATTCTTCTGGGATTTTTATGACGGACTCTGGTGGAGAAGGTGTTACTATCCGCAATGCGGGGGGGGACATGCAAGTTTTCGGAGTGGCAGGACACGAATTTTGTTTTAACCAAGCCAGCCTTGACGTAAACTTCCGTGTTCAGAGTGACGGCAACGATCATGCAATACTTGTTGATGGCGGCAGCAACGTCGTTGTCTTCGGCCTATCTTCAGCTACTGCCGCCAGTATGCATTTCAACGTAAATGCTGGGACTGCCAACCACTTGTTTCTTGGGAATGGGACATCCGCTACTAGCAGCGCCTGCCTGTTTGTAAATAGGAATACTAATGATGGTGATCTAGTAACCTTTAGACAAGCTAATAATGGAGAAGGTACTATATCTGTATCGGGTTCAACTGTAGCATACAACGGTTTTGCAGGAAGACACGAAAGCTCAGGTATTGCAACGGGCACTGCAAAGGGAACAGTAGTCAGCACAATAGATGAATTAGATGTTTATCCTGATACACAGCCTGATAGTGACGGTGGCGTTATGGCAAGTCCTAAAGCAGGTCAAACAAGAGCGGATCACGCTAAAGTAAAAGTATCAGATTCTGTTGGAGACAACAGAGTATACGGAGTAGTAGATACTT